GCATGGTCCGCCGCAGAGTCCGCCGCATGGTCCGCCGCATGGTCCGCCGCACGGTCCGCCGCATGGTCCGCCGCAGAGTCCGCCGCATGGTCCGCCGCAGAGTCCGCCGCATGGTCCGCCGCAGAGTCCGCCGCACTAGTCGACTTCACTCGCAACGCAATCCAGGCGTGGCGCGACCTCATGGAACTCGACACGCCCACTGACATCACCACCGAAGCGGTTGACGCCGCACTGGTTCGCATCCACGCCTAACAACTAAATCGGCCTCGCCGGGGTGCATCCGGCGAGGCCAAGCATCACAACCCAAAGAAGGAGAAGGTAATGCAACACCCCACTCTATCCGACACGAGGCTCACGCGGGCGATCACGCTGCTCCGTGAAGCCCCGTCGCTGGATTCGCCGCTGGTCGATGACGCGATCGAGCTGATGGAAGCCCTCTGCGACGAACTCCCCGCGCCGAGGCCCGAAGCGGTGGCCGCATGACCATCAAACTGCAGACAAACGAACTGGTCCGCGTCCTGAAAGAGGCGGCACTGTTCGCGCACAGCGACAACATGATCCCGGTCATCAACGCGGTGCACGTGGAGGCGAGGGGCGGTGAGCTCGTCGCCGTCGCCACGGACCGGTTCACGTTGGGCGCATCCAAGACCGAGCTGGACGAACCGGGCGAGTTCCTGGCTGCCTTGTCGCTGCGGCAGGTCAAAACGATCACTCAACTCGCCGGGGCCGGGAAGCAGTGTTTCTCAACGGTCGCGGTCGACGCCGACGACAAGCAGGTGCGTGTCTCGTTCAGTAGCGGCGAAACCCTCACCCTGCCGACCGAAATCGAACGCGGCGCACACACCGCGTGGCTGAAACTGCTGGACGCGGTGCCGGACAGTGAGCCGTCGAAAGCGATGGACATCAACCCGCAACTGATCGCGAAATTCGCACGGCTGCAAGGCTCGCGGGCATCACGGATGCGCCTGCACTTCTTCGGCCGCACCAAACCGATCCGGGTGGCGGTGGGTGACAGCTTCGTCGGCCTGATCATGCCGATTCGGATGCCCGACGAGGTGTCGATGGATTGGTCGGCCCCGGAGTGGCTGCGGGAGCCGGCGAAGCCCGCACGGCCAGCGAGGAAGCCGCGCGCGAAGAAGTCCACCAGCCGTTCGGCAGCAAAGGTGCCAGCATGAACGCCCCACGCCCGCACCCCGTTTGGTGCCCGAATGACACCCGCAAGCTCGCCGAGAAAGCCGAACAGGTCCAGCCGAAACCGAAACTCCGCGAATGGCTGTGGGCGCCAGCGCTGATCTTCGCGGCGATCTTGTCCGGGCTCGTCACCGCACCCGACGCCAAAGCCGACGGTCAACTGTCCCCGACCGAAGCGGCATACGTCGCGAACTACAGCCACATTGTGTGCCAGGTCATCGCTGACAACCCGTCGGTGCCCGGTGTGTACGGCGTCGTTGCGGGTGTCGCCGACACGGGCAAGTTCGCCGCGGAGGACGCGGTGGACGTGGTGAACGCCTCTGTGCTCGTCAGCTGCGCCGAGTGGTGGCCGCTCCTGGAAGCCGCTGGTGCACAGGCCCGCGCGGCAGAACGCGGGGTTGCCCTGTGAGCATCGACCTCACCCCAGAGTCCGACCTGGATGTGGTCGGCGCCAACGCTCTCAGCATCGTTGACCGGCTCACCGATCCGCGCATCTACTTCGAGCTGATCAACCTGTGCCAGAACCATCCCGCGAAAGCCGCCCAGGTCGTGATGTGCCTCGCTGCATGGCACGACGGCGCCGACCCCGAAACGCTCGCCGACCGGGCACGCAACGCCGCTCACCCCGAGATCGACTGGCGGGCCGTGGACTGGGTGGTGAAAGAGCGGGTGCGGATGCCGCTCAACCGGGCCGAGCGCCGGGAAGTGGTGCTGCAGTTGACGGGCCAACTACACGACTCCGAGATCGGCGATCTGCTGGGCTTGTCGAAGGATGCCGTTCAGAAGCTGCGGTTGAGGATGGTGGCCGCGTGAGCCTCATCGGAACGATCAACCAGCTTCTCGACCGCGAAAAGTGGATGGCTGACGCACTCTGCCCGGAGGTTGACGGGGACATGTTCTTCGTCGACAAGGGTGAATCGACCAGGCCCGCGAAAGCCGTCTGCGCCCTGTGTCCCGTCACTACTGAGTGCTTGAAATACGCGCTGGACAACGATTTCCGGTTCGGCGTGTTCGGCGGCAAGTCGGAGCGTGAACGCCGACGGATGAAAGAGGCAGCCGCGTGATGCTCTACGAATTTTCAGACGAGGAGCTGGCATGGCATGGGATTGCACGTGCAGGCACAACAGGTCCTATCACCCCCGCACCTGGGACAAATTCCGCGGCACATGGGACACCCGCTGCACCCACACCGAATACGGGCGCACAGGCCGAGACCGCTGCCCCTGCAACGCATTCACAGAACAGGACACCCCGATGAGTCTCGAAATCCTGCCCAACCTCATCCAGGGCACCGACGAGTGGATCAAGCAGAGGCGCGGAATGGTGACAGCTTCCGTCGTCGATGCGCTCATTGCCACCCGAAGGCTCGGCGCGATCGACTACGACTGCCCCTCCTGCGGTGCGGCGGCCGACAACCCCTGCATCGGCAAGCGGTCCCCGGCGCCGATCAAGACACTGCACCCCGAGCGCGCCGAGTACGCCCGAACCCAGAACTCAGCCATCGTCATCGAACCGGCCAGCAACGACACCAGCCGCAACCTCACCGCATCACTGGTGGCCGAACGCATCACCGGATTCACCGAGCCCATCTACATCAACGATGACATGCAAAGAGGCATCGACGATGAGCCGATCGCCCGCGCAAAGTACGCCGAGCACTACGCCCCGGTCGCCGAGGTTGGGCTGATGGTGCGCGACGACTGGGGATTCCGCATCGGCTACTCACCGGATGGCCTGGTCGGTGACGACGGGCTGATTGAGATCAAGAGCCGAAGGCAGAAAGCGCAGGTGCAGACCATAGTCGCGGGTGTGGTGCCCGCCGAGAACATGGCCCAAATCCAATGCGGATTGCTCGTGTCGGGCCGCAAGTGGCTGGACTACATCTCATGGGCCGGCGGGCTGCCGATGTACGTCAAACGCGTCTACCCCGATCCGCGCTGGCAGGACGCCATCGTCAAGGCGGTCCGCGCATTCGAGGACAACGCCGCCGAAATGATGCGCATCTACGACGAATCGATCGTCGGACTGCACCCCACGGAACGTATCGAGATCATCGACCTGATTGGGATGGGCGCATGAAGATCACGGCAGAACCACGCTCCGATCAGTGGAACGCGGATGACTTCATTGGTGGCGCAAAGACGTTCACCATCTCCGGCGTTCGGGTCGGGTCCGCTGAGCAGAAGTACGACATCGAGCTGGAGGGCCAAGAGCGGGCGTGGAGGCCACCGCTGACGATGCTTCGGCTTCTCATGCACGCATGGGGTGATGAATCTGATGATTGGATCGGGCGCCGCGTCACCCTCTATCGCGACGAATCGATTCGCTTCGGGTCGGACGAGGTCGGCGGGATCCGCATTTCCCACATGAGCAACCTGCCGGGAAACAAGCCGCTCACCGTGAAGTTGACGAAGCAGCGCGGTCGCCGCCAGAACCACACGGTCGAACCGCTGCCAGACGTTCCAGCGCCTATCACCGCGGATGAGGTCAGCGCGATCCAGGTCCGTATTACACAGACCGAAACCCTGGCCGACTTGAAAGCCGTTGCCGACGAACTCAAGACGCTGAACCTCGGGGCGCACAGGGATTCACTCATGGCAGCGTGGAGTGAGCGGCAGGCAGCCATCAAGGCGGCGTCGTGATCACCGTGTCATGCGTTGAGTGCGCGAAACAGCATGGGCGGCCGGTGCGGTCAGAGTTCCCGGATCGTGACGGCGCTACAGCGTTCGTCCGCCGGCATCACGCCCTCGTTGGGCATCGAGCAGACATTCAGGAGGAACAGTGAACGCTACTGAGGATGGCGCCCCGTTGGGTGAGGGGCCGATTGACACGTTGGGTGCGATTGAGCGGGGCGCGGTGCTGGGCATCTTGTCCGCGGCCGATGAGGTGTTGGCCACCAAGCAACTCGCCGAACGACAGACCCAGGCGCTCAACAAGGTTCGGGAACTGCACCGCCTGCGGACGGGTCGCGCCGTCGGGTTCGGGGATATGCCGGACGAGGATTTTTGCGCTGAATGTTCAACGGTCGGCCAACACATCCCATACCCGTGCCCGACCATCCGCGCGCTCGACGAGGCCGGCGCATGACCGAACCGTCGATCGCTGCCCGGGCTGAGGCGATGCAGGACCGCCTGGTGTCGTACTCCGCGCAACGGGGCAGCAACCCGAAGAACATTCCGGCGACGATGCACCAGGTGCTGGAACTCGCCGGGATGGTGCGGGATCTCGCTGGCAGTGAGCGGCCCAGCGTCACTTGTGCTTGGTGCCCGGAACCCGCGCGCGGAGATGCACAACACAACGACGGCCGGCGCCACCCCTCGTGCGGTCAGCCGGATCACGGACAGGAGTTCCGGTCATGAGCCCCGAGTTTGTGCGTTGGTGCCAGACCCAGCGCGCCCTGTACGGATCAATGTGGAGGAAACGATGAGCCCTCGGAACATCTGCTACGACACCGAGTTCCTGGAAGACGGGTTAACTATCGAACTGATCAGCATCGGCATCACCAGCGATGACCGGCGCGACTACTACGCGGTGAATGCCGACGTGGATTTCAAGCGGGTCCGCGAGAACGACTGGCTCTGGGCCAACGTGGTGCCGCATCTACCGACGACCAAACAGAACTGGGATGACCCCAATGCTGGGCGTGCAGTCACCGAACTCGACACGAAAAGCGCTCTCGTCAAGCCGAAATGGGTCATCGCGAACGAGGTCCGCGACTTCATCACCGCGCCGATAGCGGAGGGCGATTCCCCTCGACTGTGGGCGTACTACGGGGCGTACGACCACGTCGCCCTGGCGCAGTTGTTCGGGCCAATGATCGTCTTGCCTGAGGGCATTCCGATGTGGACCCACGAGCTGATGCAGCTTCTGGAGTCCGTACCGGCTGACTTCAGGAAGCCGATACAGACCTCGGAGCACGACGCGTTGGCCGACGCTCGCTGGAATATGCGGCTTCTGCAAAAGCTGTTGGAGGCCACCGCACCATGACGCGTCAGCTTCCGAAACCTGTTGCCGTGCCGCTCGGCTGGATCCTGTTCGGCGCCCTCAACGCCTTCATCTACAGCGCCGGCTGGGCACTCATGCGATGGGACGACCTCACCGACGCCATCGAATCACGACGCGCAGCACGGGCCATGTGGCGCGAAGCCGACCAGATCCTGAAAGAGAGCGCCCGATGAGCAACACCGACCGCATCGCCGAGATCCTGCGCGAATCACTTCGAGACGTTGGGCGACACCTCGGACGAGATGTCGAGCAGAAACTGGCGCGAGACCTACACGCCGAGTTGCATCCGGTGATCGAGACCGTCGAACAGCTCGACGCACTGCCGCTCAACACCGTGGTCGTCGACGCCGCCGGCATCCCGCGCACCAGTCGGCACGGCGACTCTCACATGCCAGGCGGCTGGACCCACGCTGGCCGGTCTCCGCTGAGTTCTCACGAACTCGCCGACGGCAGGCCGATGCGCGTGGTCTACAACCCGGAGGCCGACCGTGGCTGAACCATGCCAGTGCTGGAAATTCATCAACCTCCACGCCGGACATTGCTGTTTCACCGCCGGAACAGTCGACGACTACCAACCCGGCCAGCCCGCCCCATGTGGGCATTACGCACCGTCCGGCATGGACGAATTCCACCCGGACACGACGTGGAACCCACAACCGGAGGCTTCGGATGGGTAAGCCCTGGTTGCCGTTCCCGCGCGCCAAGTTGATCCAGATGGGCCGATGCCCCGACTGCGGATGCCACCCCAAAACAGGATGCAAATCCGACTGCCCAAGCAGAGAGGACCCGGCGTGAGAAGCACTGTTTACCAGCATGTTTCGGGTAGAATCGAACGGATAATCGAAGACGGCCCGGGCGGTGCTGGTAACACCGTGACCCCGGGCCTAACCACTGAATTGGAGTGGCTATGACGGATGATAGTGGAAGGCCCCTGCGGGTCGTAGAGGCGGCGACCTCCGACCCGATGACAGCCCCAGAGTTGCAGAAACATGGCAACGCACTGCTGATTGAGGCGTCCTGGGCATCTCGGGTGGCGCTGCGGGCTTCCACTGAGTTGGAAATCCTCTACGCCACACGTAGGTACGGCATTCGAGACATCGAGAAGATGCAGCGCCAGGCCGACGATGCACGAGTCAAGTGGCAAACCGTTTCGGGAATTCTCGCCGATCTGATCAGCGAGTTTCACCGATCAAATACCTCCTCGAAGCGGCCAGGTGGCGCCGTATGAGTCACGTTCTCTACCGGTTCTACAGCACCACAGGGCAACTGCTCTACGTGGGCATCACCATGAACCCACCTCAACGGTTCAAGAAGCATCGCGACACCAAGGACTGGTGGACTGAGGTCGCCGGCATCAGCATTGAGAACTACGACACACGCGAGGATCTGGAGAACGCGGAGCGCCGCGCCATCCAGGTTGAGCACCCGATCCATAACGTCGTCCGGGCGAAGCCGAAGCATCAGCCTCAGCCGGTTCCCGAACCGGAGCCAGGGCCCGATCCTGAGCCGATGCCGGACCTGACTCATCTATTCGGTAGTCCCGCCGAATCGGTCAGCGGCATCTTCGGCAGGCTGTTCGGCCGCCGTGATGATTGGCGTGAGCGGCATGCGGAAACTCGGCGCCAACGCTGGGATGCCATCCGCGCATGCTCGCTCTGTGACAGCGACGGCTACCTAGGCAAATCCGTATGCGTTCACGTCGACCCAAACCCTGGCCGAGCACAAGAGGCCCGAAGGCAGGTCCAGAAGGGCAGGCTTCAAGTCATCCAAGGGGGCGACTAGATGTCCTGGTTTCCCGTCGATGACGCGTTCCACAGCCATCCAAAAGCGCGAAAAGCAGGCATGGAAGCGGTCGGTTTATGGACGCTCGCGGGGTCTCATTGCATGGCCTATTTGACTGACGGTTTCGTTGCCGACTGGTGGGTGAAGGAGAAGCCTAAAGGCCCCACTCTGGCAAGGCGTCTCGTCAATGCCGAACTCTGGCGCGTCGGAGAAAAGGGTGATGAGAAGGGGTTTTGGTTCCACGACTGGAAGCCCGAGTGCACCAAGGCTCACGTCCTGGCCGCCCGGGAGAAGGCGAGACAACGCAAGGCTAAATCGCGTGAGTCACAGCGTGAGTCACGCGTGACGGACGACGTGAGTAGCGCGTCTTGTCTGGTACCAACCCAACCCAACCCAACCCATTAATCCTTTGGTTGATTTAGGGGGGAGGGTTACGTCAGTAGACGCGAACGGCCCCCGCCCCCAATGCCCCGACCATGAAGACAACTACGACGGCCCGTGCCGAAGGTGCAAGCGAAGGCGCGAGTGGGACGAGGCCAACGCAGGCGTCCTGGCCGCGACCGAGCTTGATCGCAAACGCGCGTTGAAAGAGCTGCGGGAGAACTGCCCTCGCTGTGGAGGAACCAACACCTACACGGACGAGGCCGGCGAAACCCGCAAGTGCACACCCCACCTGGAGGCCCAACATGCCTGAACGGATCCAGCGGAAGCGCACCAAGGGCTGGCGGATGCCCGAAGGCGCGATATACGTCGGGCGACCCACCAAGTGGGGCAACCCGATCCAGATCATCCACGTACGCCGTAGTGGCCCGTTCGATCTTGAGCGGGACGGTGTCGGATTCATCGGCCAGAGCACGGGCCTGTGGAGCGCACGGGCATCGGCAGCGCGGCGTTACCGCGATCTCGTATCCCTCGGCCTGACGCCGGCCAGCGCCGACGAGATCAGAGCCGCGCTTCGCGGCCACGACCTCGCCTGCTGGTGCCCGCTCGACTCCCCGTGCCATGCCGATGTGCTGCTGGAGATCGCAAATGCCTAGCTACGCAACCGGAAATGGTCACGGATCGCGTCGTGGTCCTGTGGATGCGGCGTATGCGGAGACCGGGGCGATCGACGTGCCCTGCCCGAACTGCGGGGCCGAGGTGGAGTCGTTTTGCACCCACCCGGATGGCACGTTCCGCAGGATCACCGCCGCGTCTAGGAGCCGCGAATGAGCCACCCAGAAGCCACACACAGCCACGAACAACCAAAGTCGCCCACTGACACCAACCCACCCACGAACACCGCTCAAATCTCGCCCCAATCCGCCGGAATCGCTATCCCTGAACGGAGCCAGCCCGTGAACCACCAACAACCCCATGGATGCGCCGGATGTGATGCCCGATGGGGCGGATACAACACCTCGCACTGCTCCGGCTGCCACCGGACATTCACCGGCTTGACAGCGTTCGACAGGCACCGCGACGGCGACCACGCCAACAGCACACGGCACTGCGTCTCGCCGGAATCAGTCGGGCTCATCGAAGCGGGCCGCGCATACCCGTGCTGGGGATTCCCCGGCGATCCCGAACGGCAATTCGCCGCTGCTGTTGGGGCACGTATCACCGTGGAGGAAGCATGAGCGACAGCTTCGGCGAAGTCCTGGAACGCATGAGGGAGGAGGCCGCGCACGGGCACTACGCCGCAGCGGCAATGTCAGCCCTGGAACTCGCAGACCTCACATCGGTGAATAGCCCAGAGGGTGCGTTGGTGTTCACCAATCGGGCCATGGTGTACGCCAGCTTGAATCAGGCCGAGACGGCGGTGTGGGTCGCGGAGAACCGGCAGCCGCAGTGCTACTCGGGATATGGGCGGTGACGCATGACTTCCTCGTCTGATCGTGAGGTGTTCCTGAACGAGGTACGCGACGCCATCGAAAACCAGCTCACCGACGGATATGGATTCGCTGGAGGTGAGCACTGCGGCGGCTTCGAGGGCTGGATCGACACCACCGACCTCGCTCAGGCTGCTATCGACGCCATGGTCCGACGCATGGGGCCACTGTTCTGATGGCTGGCGAATTCTGGGCTGACCTCACCCCGTGGTGGATGCTGCCGATCTGCTTCTGGCTACAGGTCGCCGTGTTCTGGAAGTGGGTCAACATCCTCGAAGCGCGACGGATTGCCCGCCTCGACGCCGAAGCCGAGGAGTGGCTGCAGCGAGTCATCGCCAACACCGACAACTTCGGCACCCCGCCATGGTTGCGCTACGTGGACAGGGGCGATTCATGACCACCCACAACTGCCCCAACTGCATGCGCCGCACCGCGCACGACACCATTCCTGCCCAGCAGATCGGCAACCACCCCATACCCGCCTTCACCGTCTGCGGATTTTGCGGATGGTGCGTACCCATCGAGGAGACCACATGAGCATCCGGGAAGCGAAAACCTACGTCGTGTCCTGCGACTACTGCGACGCGTCCACCACAGTCCAGGTCGCTTGCCAAGAACCAGACGAACGAGACGCCGCGCACGAGACCAACAAGCTCGGATGGAAGTGGCGCTCGAACTACGACTACGTGTTCGACAGCGACACCTACACAGAGAACCGCGTCGACTACTACGAAAACCTCTGCCCCGGTGACCATCCCGGCGAGGAGAACCGGATCGGAACGGGGTGGAAGTGAACCTCGCTGACATTCAACGCGCACAGGTGGCTTTCATCGCCACCAGCCCCACATGCCCCACCTGCTACAGGCCCCGAACCGAATGCTCCGAACACATGGAGGACAGCGCCGATGACCACCGCACACACCGAAGACGGCAACCTCCCCGCCGCCCGCAACAAACTCTCCAACGCCATCTCAGCCCTCATCGACCCCAAACCCACACACCGCCAACTCGACGACGGCACCAACCGCATCGAATGGATGGACAGCCTCTACGACCAACTCGCCGACGCGGTCCCCGGCGGACAAGGCAACGCCACCCGCGTCCCGCAATCCTCCCCACCGATGTGCATCGACGCCGTCGACCTCATGCGCAAAATCGAGTCGGCCACAGCGGAATGGGAACCACGCCCCGAGATCGACATCTCCATCAACACACCACCGATCGCTGTCATCCGCCTACAGGCCGTCGAGCGCCGCACCTGGCGCCCACAAGACACCACCCTCGTCGAGAACATCGCCGCCGAGATCGAATCCTGGGCCACCGAAATCCGATCCCTGTTGGACCCCGTCAAACGCTGGACCCTCCCCAACCCGTGCCCCGCCTGCGACACCGCCATCGTCTACAGGCGCAACTCCGCCAACGAAACCGTCCGCCAACCCGCCCTACAAATCGGGCACGCCGGCTGCGTCTGCCAAAACTGCCACCACACATGGGCACCCGAATACTTCCAACACCTCGCCCAGGTCCTCGGCTACGAACTACCGAGCGGGGTCCTGGAATGACACAACGCGAAATTATCGGCGAACGGAGAACGCGATGATTCCTGATGAAGACACGTGCCCAGACTGCGGTTGTCTCATCCCGATCTACTACCGGCGCGTCAGTGACCAGGAGCGTGTGGCGGTGTTCGCATATCACACGACCGTAGGCGAACTGTCCGCAACCAGGTACGACGAGATATGCCCGAAGGGTGGCACCGACTACCCGAAGCCGACATAAGGCGGATCTATCGGTGACGTGTTGGCGGCGTTGGTTCGCGATGATCTGCGCAAACAGTGATACCGTGTCAATCGGCACCACAAGTGTGCGAAAAACCCAGTGCGTTAACACCACCCCGCCGCAGAGATTTCGGGCTCACACGGCGGGGTTTCGCATTCCCGGGAGGTGTCCTGATGCCCACCTTCGCGCAACAGAAGCCGTTGACCGAACGCATCACCTGGGCCCTCATGCAACTACGACGAGCCCGCTACGACGGAGCACCCGACGGCATCTACATCGCCCAACGCCGACTCGACGACCTCACCGACCGATACCCAATCCGGCCGCCACTGTCCGAGACGGACCCGCGACTCGACGCCCACCTCCGCGTCACCATGAAGTAACTCCACAGCCCAGGAGAACCCGAATGCGCCTCAAGCTTGCTCACGTGCTGCGCCGGATAGCGCGGGGCCTGATCGGCTGGTCTCGCCGCCTCGACCCACACTTCGACCACGTGCACGTTGCGATCCACCCGCCGTGGGTGACCTACGCCGAGCGCACAGACGGATTCCAGAGCTCCTGATGATCAATGAAGCTGTAGCCCAGCTCATCGCCGACAACCTCCCCGCCCTGGTCCACCCCGGCGACGACAAAGGCCCAATCCCACTCCCACTGCCCATGTTCCGCAACGCGCACATCCCAGCGGACATGGCCAAACAGATGGCCAACGACGCTGGCCTGCCGTCCTTCGATATCGCCAAACTCACCGGTGAAGCCATCACCCACCTGCTCGACGAGCACGGCTACGACCTGTCCATCACCAAGGCCGAAGTAGCCCAGCTCCGCGCAGACGCAGCAGCAGGCGTTGAACGCCACCGCCAACCACACGTCCACTGCACCTGCGGCACACCACTCTTCGACGTCAACATCGACGCCGACAAACCCACCATCAACGGACCCGCCCTCATCCGGGCCATGTCCAAGATGGAACCCGAATGTTCAGCCCAACATCGGAGGAAACCCTGATGCCCGCACTGCGCATCATCGTCGACGGCAACACCTGGATGAACGGCGACCTCGGCGAATGGCAACAGAAACAGCCAGCCCAATTCGTCGAAGCACTCAAGAACCCCCGCGCCGCACAACCCGGCATGATGCAACTCCTCACCGCCATCGGCGAATGCGCAACCGGCGACAAGGCATACACCCTCGAACTCACCACCGGACAAAACGGCGAATTCACACTCACCAAGAAACGCACCAACTCAGGCTGATGCCAAGCAACGGCAGGACCGGAGCACGAGGCTACGGCTGGAAACACCAAGCCCTCCGCGCCGAGATCAAACCCACCGTCGACGCCGGCCGAGCCACATGCTGGCGCTGCACCAAACCAATCAAGCCCGGCCAGAAATGGGACCTCGGCCACGACGACGACGACCGATCGAAGTACCGCGGCCCCGAACACGCACTCGCCAAAGACTGCGAGGCAGGCGGCAACCGAGCCACAGCCGGACGACGCCAACCACCACCAGCCGCCCTCAACTTCTTCAACCCGACCACAAGCCCCTGACCTGCGGAAATGCACCAGCCCCGGGGGGGTGGGTCGCCATCGTGAGGGAGCCGGACACCTGACCCCGCCCCAGTCAGGAGTCGCAATGTGTACGGAATCTGGGGACTTTTGAACCACTCTGGAGGTTGCCATGGCCGGACGCGGTCGTCCGCCCGGTAGTGGCGCGAAACCCGATGACGAGCGGCGGCGGAGGAATGCCCCGGAGAAGCTGACCGTGGTCACGGCGGACGGTAAGCAGCACGGCGACGCGTTGCCTGACACTTTCGATTGGCCGCCCGCGACGTTGGCCTGGTGGGAGACGTGGCGTACGAGTGCGCAGGCGTCAAAGTTCACCGATACTGACTGGTCATTCTTGCTGGACACGGCGGTGCTGCACGCCGAGTTCTGGCTGGGCAACCGGTCGTTGGCCGCGGAGCTGCGGTTGCGGGCGGCGAAGTTTGGCGCGACACCGGAAGATCGGGCCCGACTGAAGATCGAGATTGGCGATCCGGATACGCCGCCCAAGTCGGGCACGACGGCGCGGTTGCAGACCAAGGAGACCAAGAGCCGACGGACTCGGTTGTTGCGCGCTGTAGGCGACGACAGTGGCGAAAGCGCCGACGAGTAACCAGTTCCGGTCGCTGGGTTTCTATGCGATCGCGTGGATAGAGCACTTCCTGGTTCATGGCCCGGGCGACGTGCAGGGTCAGAAGATCGACCTCGACGACGAGTTCGCGGCGTTCATCCTGAAATGCTATGCGCTGAACGCCGACGGGAGCCGGAAGGTGCGGCGCGCGTTCCTGTCTCGCGCGAAGGGCCGCAGCAAGTCGGGTCTGGCGGCGATGATCGAGTGCTTCGAGGCGTTGGGGGAGTGCCGGTTCGACCACTGGGCCGAGGACGGCGAGGTCTCGGATTGGGGATACGAGTACGAGGCGGGCGAGCCGGTCGGCAAGCAACTTGCTTATGTCGAGGCGCTGAACGTCGCGACGGAGGAAGGCCAGGCCGGCAACACGTACGACGCGGTGTACTACATACTGCACCCGGATACGTGCTCGCTGGAGTTGCTGGATCAGTTCGGCCCGATCGATGCGGGGCTGACGCGAACGAACTTGCCTGACTCACGCGGATTTATCGAGCCGGTGACGGCGTCGAATGAGTCGAAGGACGGCGGCAAGTCGACGTTCATCGTTGCGGATGAGACGCACCTGTGGACGCCGCCGGCCGCCGGGAAGTTCAAGCTCGGGAAGATGCACCAGACGATGGTGCGTAACTTGCTCAAACGCAAGGTGGCGTCCGGCTGGATGCTGGAAACGTCGACGATGTACGCGGCCGGTGAGCAGTCGGTCGCGGAGGGCACTCACGACTACGCCAAGAAGCTTGACAAGGCGGGCCGGTCGGACGGCAAGCTGCTGTTCGATCACCGGCAGGCCTCGGATCACTGGGATCTGGAGGATCGCGGCGAGCGCATCAAAGCGCTGATGGAGTCGTATGGCCCGGCGGCCGCGTGGATGGACCTGGAAGCGATCGCGGACTACTGGGACGACCCGCAAGCGTCACACGCGGAGTTCAAACGGTTCTGGCTGAATCAGCCAGTTCCGCTGGTCGATCTGGACGTGTTCAGCTTCGAGAAGTGGAAGACGCTGAAGGACACCAGCGTTCCGGCACCGGATCGGGCGGTGTTGGTGGTTGCTGTTGCGCAAGATCAGAGCTGGTCGTGCATCGCGGTGGCCGGCGCGACGCCGAACGGCAAGACGCTGGTCATGTGCCATTCCCTTGAGGGCACTGCCGGGGTCGCCGGCAAGGTCGTTGAACTGCGCTCGTCACGCAACATCGTCGAGGTGGCGTTGATGGGCGCCCAGGCCAAAGCGTTGAAACCCAATCTCGTCAAGGCGGGCGTGGAGTTCGAAACCCTCACCGGCAGCGATGAAGGCGCATCGTGCGCCGCGTTCCAGACCGCGGTGAAGGACAGCACGGTGGTCCACCTCGGGCAGGCCGAATTGGACTTGGCGGTGAAGAACGCGCAGGTGCGCACCGCCGGCGAGTCCGTGCGTTGGGACCGACGCGATCCCAAGGTTGATGACTCACCGCTGGTGGCTGCGTCCGGGGCGTTCTACCGGTGGGGCCTGACGACAGGCCCAGTTGAGGTTTGGGAGCCGTTCTGGTCATGACGGCACGACAGGATTCAGGAGACTCGTGAACTCATTGCAGGCAGTGTTCACCGCTACCGCTGCGGTGGTAGTCGTGGCCATCGGCCTGGTGGTCGCGGGCGTCGCGGTGCTGGCTGGTGCTGGCTGGGCGTTGATCGCCGCGGGTGGGCTGTTGGGCGCCGGGGCGATCGCGGCCGGCCGGGTACTGCTGCATGACGACGGAGCTGGCTCGTGAGAATGATCGATCGGCTCCGCGGTGGCCAGCCAGGGCAGCGGATGACCGTCGACGAGTACGCGCAGCTCTACAACCAGTTCTCATTCAACGGCATCGGCTACGGCTTCGGCGGCGGGATGCCGCAGATTCAGCAGACCTTGGCCGGCCAGACGACAGAGATGGCGCCGAACAACTTCGTGGGTCTGGCCACGCACGCATATCAGGCCAATGGACCCGTGTTCGCCTGCATGCTGGTGCGCCAGTTGGTGTTCTCCTCAATCCGGTTCCGGTGGCAGCGGCTGCGCGACGGGAAACCGTCGGACACCTTCGGGACGAAAGACCTGGCCATCCTGGAGAAGCCCTGGAAGGGCGGAACCACCCAGGACATGCTGTCACGGATGATCCAGGACGCCGATCTGGCGGGCAACAGCTACTGGATGGTGGACCGAGGCGAACTTGTGCGACTGCGGCCCGACTGGGTCGATGTTGTGGTCGAAGAACGTCTCCTCGCCGATGGTCGTGGCCAGATCGGCTGGCGCAAGGTCGGATACCTCTACTGGGAAGGCGGCCGCGGGGTCGAGCACGATCCAGTCGGACTGCTGGCTGACGAGGTTGTCCACTTCGCGCCGATCCCTGATCCGCTGGCCAGCTACCGCGGGATGTCCTGGCTGACGCCGGTTCTGCGTGAGATCCAAGCCGATCAGGCGATGACCAAGCATCAGGGCAAGTTCTTCGACAACGGCGCCACAGTGAACCTGGTCATCAAGCACAACCCGATGGCAGACCCAGGTGCTATCAAGAAGTGGATCGAAGAGGTCAACTCGAAGCACGCCGGCGTCGACAACGCCTGGAAGAACCTGAATCTCTACCCGGGCGCCGATGCGACCGTGGTCGGATCGAATCTGAAGGACATCGATTTCAAGAACGTTCGCGGCGGTGGAGAAACCCGCATTGCCGCGGCCGCTGGTGTGCCACCGGTGATCGTCGGCCTGTCCGAAGGACTAGCTGCCGCAACCTACTCTAACTACGGGCAGGCCCGCCGACGGCTGGCCGACGGCACCGCGCATCCCCTGTGGCAGAACCTGTCTGGCTGCATCGGGCACGTGCTGCCTGATATGGGCCCAGACGTGCGGCTCTGGTACGACGCCGACGATGTGCCGTTCCTGCGTGAAGACGAGAAGGACGCCGCGGAGATCAACAAGGTTCGCGCCGAAACCATCAACACCCTGATAACTGCGGGGTATGAGCCGGATTCGGTTGTTGCCGCGGTCGATTCCGGGGATTTCCGGCTACTCAAGCACACCGGGTTGACGAGTGTGCAGTTGTTACCGCCAGGCCAGGCGGCCAATCCGCCGAGCAATGGAGGTTCGGATGAAGACCAGTAAGCGCGCAGAACGTCCCCCTTTGGAGTCGGTGCGTGAGGCGCCGTTCTCCCTCGTTCGCTCCGACGATGATGGTGAGCCGAACGACGGTCTGACCCTTGACGGTTACGGTGCGGTGTTCAACCGCGAGACCATCATTGACTCCTACGAGGGCAAATTCCGCGAGAAGATCGCCCCGGGCGCGATGAAGCGATCATTCCGCGAAGCCCCGCCGAAAGTTCAGTTCGACCACGGCCGCCATCCGATGATCGGCTCCATTCCGATCGCCAGCCTCCGCAGCATTTCCGAAGAGGTTGACCCAGTGCTGGCGCCCGAAGGCGGCGCGCACGTTGTGGCCCGACTGTTCGACAACTGGCTGATGGAACCCGTCCGCGACGCGATCGCCGGCGGCGCAGTCAACGGCATGTCGTTCCGGTTCTCGGTGGTGCGTGAGCAGTGGGAAACCCCCGACGGCAAGGTCATCCGCGACGAAGACCAGTTGATGGCCGAACTGCGTCGCACCTGGTACGACGACGTCCCCGACAACGAGCTCCTGGTTCGCACCCTCAAGGAACTGAAGGTGCCCGAGATCGGCCCAGTCACATGGCCGGCCTACGCCGACACATCAGTGTCGATGCGGTCCAAGGTGATTGACCTGGGCCGACTCCATGACCCCGAGCAGCGGAAGCTGCTCGCCGAGGCAGTGTTCATCGCGGACGCGGCCTCGCAGGACGAAACCGCGCAGCGAGACACCGACGACGAAGAGTCGTCCGCAGTCGAGCACCCGGCCGAGTCCGACGACGCGCAGCGATCCACCCCACCGTGCGTAGGTGAGCGCCCGTCGACTACGCGCCGATCCAAGGAACGAGCAATCGACCTTGCCGAGGTGCGTGCATCGATGAAGTCCGTCTACCAGAAGAAAGGCTCGCTGAAATGAGCGACGAAAACACCAACGAGGAGACCCGCAATAGCGCTCCGTCTCTCTCGCACAGCCAGTCCGTGAAGCGGCTGGAAGAGATCTACGCCCGCATGGAAGAGTTGGGCGAGGCTGACGATCTCACCCCCGACGAGGATGCCGAGTTCGCCGAGCTGCGTTCGGAGTTCGAACAGATCGACGAGCACCGCAAGCGCCTGGAGCGCGCCGCGGAACTGGCCGCTGTCCGCACCGCCGCCGCCGGCGTGAAGACCTCGCGCAAGCTGCGCGTCGACACCGGCTCGCAGGCATCGCGGTCCGACTACGACAAGGACTCCATCCTGGAGCCCGACAGCATCGAGGACTGCCGATTCCGCAACCCGTGGGATCTGTCCGAGGTGCGCACCTACGGGCGTGGACTCGAAGAGGTCGCCGGGGAGTACCGGGCCCGCGCCCTCAACGCGATCGAGAAGATGCAGGGCGCCAGCGATGACGTTCGCGAGGCCGCTACCAAGATTCTGGAGCGGTGGGACGACAAGCACGGCTCACTGGCCAAGCAGGCACTGCTGACCAGCTCGCCGGCCTACCTGCGTGCCTGGTCCAAGATGGCCCAAAACCCGCACCAGGCGATGCTGTCCGCCGAAGAGGCCCGCGCCCTCGACGAGGTCCGCGCGGTCACCGTCGGCACCGACAACCAGGGCGGCTATCTGGTGCCGTTCCAGTTGGACCCGACGGTCATCATCACCTCGAACGGCTCGCAGAACGACATCCGCCGGTTCGCACGTCAGGTCGTGGCCACCGGTAACAAGTGGCACGGGGTGTCGGCTGGTGCGGTGCAGTGGTCGTGGGACGCCGAGCTGGAAGAGGTCAGCGATGACTCGCCGACCTTCGGGCAGCCCGAGATCGACATCAAGAAGGTGCAGGGATTCGTTCCCATCTCGATCGAGGCGCTGGCCGATGCCCAGAACATCACCCAGACCGTCGCCACCCTCCTCGCGGAGGGTAAGGACGAACTGGAAGCCGTCACCCTGATCAGTGGGTCCGGCACCGGCAACGTCCCGACGGGCATCGTCACCGCGCTGGACGGCACCGCAGCAGAGCTGTCGCCGGCCACCGCCGAGACCTTCGCCCTGGCCGACGTGTACGCCCTCTACGGCGCACTGCCTGCGCGGCACCGCCGCAACGCGTCGTGGCTGGCGAACAACCTGATCTACAACCGCGTCCGGCAGTTCGACACCGCGGGCGGTGCCGGCCTGTGGGCCACGGTCGGTCAGGATCAGCCGGCCCAACTGCTCGGCCGCCCCGTTGGTGAGGCCGAGGCGATGGACGCCACCTGGAACCCCGCCGCGACCGCCGACAACTTCGTCGCGATCTTCGGCAACTTCCAGCACTACGTCATTGCCGACCGCGTCGGTACGACCGTAGAGTTCATCCCCCACCTGTTCGGGGCGAACCGTCGGCCGAACGGCTCGCGTGGCTGGTACGCATACACCCGCATGGGTGCGGGCATCACGAACGTGAACGCGTTCAAGGTGCTCAACATCGCGACCACCGCGTAGTCACGGGGAGGGGCGCGCGGCCCACACGGTGCGCGCCCCTCGCCCTGCCCTCCTTCTCACTTCTCACGAAAGCGGAAGCTCATGGCCACAGTTCGAGCCAAGGAAGCCTTCTCCTACAACGACGTCAACGGGGTACCCGTCAACGTGGCTGCTGGCGCACTCTTCGACGCCAACGACCCCGACGTCAAGAAGCGCGCCCATCTCTTCGAGGAGCCGGAAGTCGCCGCCGCCCGCCGCAAGCGCCGCAACTCTGGTGTCGAAGATGCTACTGCCGAACCAGGCGCGAGGCGTTCAGTAAGCACCACGCGCCGTGCCCGGGATAAGGGTTATCAGTCTGAGGCGAAGTCCAACGATGACTCGACGGGCGACGATGGCGGAACTGGCGCCTAGCGACCTACCAGCTTCTGTGCGTGGCTTATTCGCCACGGATAACGAAGCGCAGGACGCTATCAACGCTGTGTTGGCCGCCGCCCGCCGCTATTGCGGCTGGGTGGTGTCGCCAGTGGCCGAGAACGTCCAGGTTGTCGTCGACGGCCCCGGTGGGCGCGTTCTGTCGCTGCCGACGCTGAACCTCATCACGCTGTCCGCAGTCGATGAGGACGGCGCCGACTGGGCCCCGACGGATCTGCGGGCGTCGCGTCTCGGGTTGGTGCGCAAGCGGTCCGGCATGTCGTGGACGTCGGCGTACGGGGCGATCACGGCCACGATGACGCACGGATTCACCGAGACTGAAGCCGCGGACTGGCGCCGCGCCGTCGTGAAGCTCGTCGGTCAGCGTGAGCAGTCCTCCCGTGACAGTGGGGACCTGAAGCGTAAGAAGATCGATGACGTCGAATATGAGTGGTTCGAGGGCGTCGTGTCAGTGGACTCTGAGTTGTCGGCACTGTTCGCCCCGTTCCGGATCCTGCCTGCGCCATGAGCTTCGGTGATCAGACTGTCACGTTCGTGACCGTCGCAGAGACTGGACCTGTCGGGTATCTCGGGGTGAAGTCGAAGGCGCGCACCGAAACCTCTGTCGCCGGGTGCCACTTCCGCCCGGCCAGTTCGAGCGAAACTCCGGACTCTGAAACAGACGTGGCTAGCGAGACGTGGAAGTGCACCGCCCCACCGGTGCCTGCGGTCCTAGCAGCTGAGCCGACGGGTGAACTGAAGCACAACGGAGTGACCTATCAAATCGATGGGCCGATCATGCCGAAGTACGACTTGGCGGGCGGCGTGCATCACGTGACGATCATGTGTAAGCGGCAGGCCGGCTGATGGCTCGGAAGTCGCGCAACAACGCGCTTGTCGCACTGGGCATCTCCGCGGATGACCTGGAGCGTGAGCTCAAGACGAACGCAGCGGTCAAAGCTGAGAAGAAACGCGTCGCTCAGGAGCTCGTGGACCACGCAAAGTCCATCTCGCCGGTCGACGAAGGCGACTATGCGGCCGGGTGGCACGTCGAGCAGGGTCGCGGCGCCGAGGGTGAAACGAAGGCGATCAACCGGCACTGGAAAGCCCACATGATCGAGTACGGCACCGGCCCAGACAAGAAGGGTGACGACGAGAAGCGTTACCGGCCAGGCGCCGGCGTCGCACTCGGTCCGGACACCAGAACCCCTGCCTTCGCGATCGCGGAGAAGACTGCTCACGCTTTCGGTGGGGATCTCACGAGCGGTGTCGATGTTGACGAGGATGACGAATGACCGTCCCGATGCTCGACGAATCCGCTCCGGACGCTGAGGACTTCGTCGTGTGCTGGCTTCAGCCGCTGTTGCGCACCGCGGTGGAACGTGACACGGAGGAGTTGCCTTACGCAGGCGTGCAGGTCGTGGTGGATGCGAGCGACCCTGACGCCGGTACTGATGATCTCGTGGTCCAGGTCGATATTCTGGACCGCGGTGTGGCGGCCGCTAAAGCTACTGCCAACAAGGTGAATCGGCGTATGGAGCTTCTGTTCCGTGAGTGCTCCGATGTGGTGATGTCCGATGGGCGCACCGCTAACCCCGACTTCGGCAGGACTCTGCGGAAGCCGGTTCGTGAACCGTATGCGGACGAGCAGATCGTGCGCTACGTGGCCCGCTACGCGCTGGGCCTCTCCTACGTCACCGTCTAGCGGCGGTGCGCGGCCTCTGCCGCATCTAGCCCAATACATTTGCCGGATTGCTTTCCGGTTCATCACCGATCCGAAAGGAGCGTCAGATGACGCAACCCGCAACCGGCACGACCCCCTCGGCCGGTGGTTACCTCGATGTCGATAACCGGTTCCAGGGCGGTCACCGCACTGGATTGATCGCGGTGTTTTTCCGCGACTTCCGCGGCGCGGACACTGACATCTCGCCGCACGATTCCAGTGGCGCGGTGAAGTTCTCGCCGCTCGCGCTGGATGGGAAGCTGCGCAACGACTTGCGCGCCTTTGTCCGGGTCAATGGCACCTGGGTTCCCAACCCGGATGCGAATGAGGGCTGGATTCAGGCCGGCGCGTTCGGTGACGGCAACGGCCCCTCGCAGAAGCCGAACATCACCACCGATAAGCAGCGCATCGAGCAGTCCGCGTGGCCGTTCGAGCAGGAGGTTACCGAGCAGGAGGAGCCGTTCACCTTCCAGGCGTTGCAGAACTTGTGGCCCGGAATCCTGCGGCTGCGCAACAACCTTCCGCTGTCGGACGCTAACGGCAACCTGTTGGTGGAAACTCCCGGGCAGGCCAACTTCGGTGTCTCGCAGAAGCTGGAGCCCGGCGGACCGGCGCGTCAGTTCCTGCTGTACGGCATCCGCAAGCGCGAAGGCCGCTACGTCTACGAGGTGGACGGATACGACTGCGCCCGACTGTCGAACATCGGCGAGCGCAAGTTCGGCAAGAAGGGCACCGCGGCCGAGCTGACGTTCGACCCGGAACCGTCCGGCTACTTCATGGCCATGGTGGACGGGGAGTACATCCCGATCATCAAGCACACCTGGGTCGGTGGTGACGCTTGGGAGCAGTTGGGCGTCCCGGTTCCCGCGAACTACAACGTGTCGGTCGGCGCAGCTTCGGCTGGCACCTTCACCCTGACGTTCCGCGGCAACACCACTGCCGGCATCGCCTACAACGCCACTGCCTCGGCGGTGAAGACGGCTCTGGTGGCCCTGGACGACGGGTTCGCCGCGGCGGATTGGACCGTCACCGGGTCGGCTCCGTCGTGGGAGGTGACCACCCCGGGCGGTGCACTGACCGGTTCCGGATCCGGCCTGACCGGCGGCACCTTCACGGTCGCGCCGGCCTAACAGACCTCGCGGGGTGGGAGATGGGCTACTCCCGCCCCGCGAGCTCCACCCACCTAGCCCGAAAGCCCATAGCCCGAAAGGAAATAGCCCATGTCGGACACGGACGACACCACACCCGAATCCAAGCACCCTGTCAAGCCGAGAGAGGCCCGAGACCAGGCCACCGAATACCTCGGTTTCATGGGTAGCGAGATCTACGACCTCGGCGGTGGGGACACGTGGGAGTTGCCCAACCCGCAGCTGATGCCCCCGGACATGGAGGAGCGGTACAACGAGCACCTGCGATTCATGGCCGAGGAGCTCGACACCGAAGACCGCAAGGACCCCATCACCGGTGAGACGCGTCCCGTGCAGCTCTACCCGCTGCGCAAGGACGGCAAGCTCATCAACGACAAAGAGCTGCTGGCCATCGCGCTGATGGGGGAGCCGACGTACAAGAAGTTCCTCAAGGCCGGCGGTGTGCCTGGGCAGATCAGCACCTCGTGGCAGATGATGAATCGACAGTTTCAGGAGCGACTGAGACAAGACTCGAAAAGTCGTTGAGGCGGCGGCACTTTGGTGCCGCTACCCCGACGAAATCGAAGCCGATCTGAAGTTCCGTGGCATCGATATCCGCGATTGGCATCAAGGCAACCGCGATGCCAGCGGGACTTTGAAGCTGTCGAGTCGGTTGTTGCTCAACCTAATACGGCGCCTCGATGAGGAGTCGGAATTCAAGACCCATGCCGGCGCCCCGTTCGGGCGTGACGGCGACTGGTCGATCCTAAAGAAGATGGCCGCCGCTCATCACAACGAGTTCGCGGCATATCGGGCGTCCAAATATGCGGGCACCGAACACGAATACGAGTACACGGTGTTCCTTTCGCCCGGTGAGGCGCGGGAGCGCGCCGAAGAGGCGCAGGCCGAAGAGGACTTCTACGACGACGAGATCGAGAAGTTGGCGGCCGAATTCGGCGATACATAGATTGGAGGTGAGCGGTGGCGGTTGCGATCCCGGTCGGTACCGAGCTCGACGAGCGCAGTGCCACGGCCACAGCGGAGAGGGCTCGACGGGTGTTCGCCGACGCCGGCCGCGACGCCGGGCGGGCATTCTCCACCGGCCTCGGACAGGCCGACGAGGGCCTACGCAAGTTCGAGAACCGCGCCAAAGACAGCTACGACCGGGCCGCCGACGCCGCGGGCAAGCTACGCGCCGAAGAGGAGAAGCTGCAGTCGTTGCGGGACCGTGGCGCCCGCAATGACCAGATTGTGTCGCAGGCTGAGCGGGCAGAGCGGGCCCGCCGCGCTGAGGCCAGGGCGATCCGGGACGCCACAGCCGCGATGGGTGACTACGAGCGGGCCCGTGACGAAGCTGAGCGCGGCGGCGCAGGTGCAGGACAGTCGTTCCTCAGCGGCCTCAACGGCTCAATGTCCGGCGTTGTCAGCGCCGGCCAGGGGGCGGCCAACGAGTTCGCGAATGGTTTCGCGGGCGCCTCGATGCTCGCCCGCCTGGGAGCCGCTGGCGGCCCGATCGGCATCGCCCTGGCCGGCGTGGCCGCGCTCGGGGTGGTCGCAGGCAAGCAGCTCGCCGACGGACTCGCTGAAGGACTGCAGCAGTTACAGATACGCGACGTGTTTCAGTCGCGCATGGGCCTCGACGCCGACACCATGAACCGGTTCGGTTCAGCGGCCGGTAAGGCGTGGACCAACGGATTCGGCGCGACAGCGGAGGACAACCTCTCCACCATCGACCTCGGATTCCAGGCTCACCTGCTCGACCCGAACTCCAACGAAGACCAAGTTCAGCAGTTCGTCGAACGCATGGACACCGTCTCCCGGATCACCGGAGAATCACAGCAGAGCCTGGCGCTCGGCGCCCGCGGCCTGGTGGCCGGCGGAATGGTCAAAAACTACACAGACGCTTTCGATTTGATCCTCGCCGCCCAAGAACGAGGCCTCAACCTCACCGGCGACATGATGGACACCCTCAACGAATACTCCATCAACTTCAAGAACCTCGGCCTGACCGGAGCCGAAGCGCTCGGCCTGATCAACCAGATGTACGAGTCCAACATTCGCAACTCCGACCTCGCGGCAGATTCATTGCGGGAGTTCGCGATCAGCGCCAACGACGGGTCCGATTCCACCAAAGCCGCTTTCCGGGCAATGGGATTCGACGCCGAAGACATGGGCCGGCGATTCGCGGCCGGCGGCGACGAGGCCAAGAACGCATTCGGTGCCGTCATGGTGGGCCTCGCCAGCATCGAGGATCCGCAGGAGCGCACGAACGTCGGTTTGGCACTGTTTAAAACCCGGTGGGAGGAGGCCAACACCGCCATCATGGCGATGGACCTCGACTCCGCGAGTACCGGTTTCACCAACATCACAGGCAAGGTCGACCAGGCCTCCGACCGCCTGAAGGCCCATGAGAACGGGTGGACCAACCTCGGCAACACGATCAGCAACGAGGTCGACAAGATTCAACGCGCGATTTCCGACTCCGGGTTCGGCAAGTGGTTCATGCAGGACCTGCCCGACGAGTTCGGGAAGTTCTTCTCCGGGCACCTGTTTGACGACCCACCGCAGACCGGCACGCTGCCGGACGTCACGTTCCAGCCTGGGCTGTCGCCTCGGCAGCAGTCCGACCTGACCGACCGGCCGCACACGTGGGGGCCAGACACCCCTGCCCGGGGCCCTCAGATGCCGTTCAGCGATGCGACAGCGGCCGGCAAGGCGACGAAGCCGTCGTTCGACCCCTCCCAGTACTCCGTCGATGCGATCCCCGTGCCCGGCGCCATCGCGCCACCGCCGGCCCAAGGCGCGCCCGGTGTGCCGATGTGGGGCACTGGCAATGATCCGTTCGGCAAGCCCGGTTACGGCATGTACCAGGTAGATCCGTCGCGGGTGTATGACGCTGAGACGTCGGTGATGTCCGCACGCAACAGTGTCGAGTCGGCCCGCATCAGGGTGCTGGAGCTGCAGGCGCAGGGCAACGCCACACAACAGGACCTCAACACCGCCCGCAACTCCGTGACGATGGCCGAACGCCAATACGTCGCAGCTCAAACGAAACTTGCTGAGGCGCAGCAGGGTACGTGGAAGAAGATGGAATCCGCGGCCAAGAGCTTCGGCCAGGGGATGGATCAGATCGGTGTCGCGCTCGACAACGACCTCGGTATCTCGAAGGGTCTGCCTGGGCTGGCGGAGAATCTGGTGAAGTTCGTGGGGAGCCTCGCCGCGGCGCCGCTCGAAGCCCAGTTGGCGGCGATCAGCAAGGCCAACCCCATCCAGGGCGGCCACGGGCTGATGGGGATCCTGGGCGCGCAGGGAGTGTTCGGTCCCCAGTACACCCAATCCCAGTACGCGCAGCAGGGTTACAGCCCGTCCGGGTTGGGTCCGGCGATGCTGCAACCCGGCGTCGGCGGCGGTCAGCCATACGGGCTGCCCGCCGGCACGGACACCGGCGGCTACGGCTCCAGTGGCGCCGTGTTCCCGCCGTGGGTGCACGCACTGGAGCAAGCGTTCGGTGTCAAGGCCTCCACCTACTCGGGGCATCAGGAGAGCGATCGTCACGAGGCTGGCTACGCCCCGAACCCGTCCGGTCAGAACCGGGGGATCGATTGGTCCGGTCCGGTGGATGCGATGCAGCGTTTCGCTGACTATCTGTCGCAGATCCCGGGCGCCCTGGAGCAGGTGATTTGGCAGAACCCGAACACTGGGCAGTCCACAGAGATCGCGGGTGGACGCCCACAGCCGGGATACTTCGCCAGCGATCTGGGTGGGCACCAGAATCACGTGCACACGCGGCAGTCGGCGGCTATCCCGGTTCCTGGCGGCGGGCCGGGGCCGGGTGCGGACTGGCTGGCGATGGCTCAGAAGGAGTCCTCGGGCAACTGGCAGGCCAATACCGGCAACGGATATTACGGCGGGCTGCAGTTTTTGCCGTCGACGTGGGATGCCTACGGCGGGCAGGCGTACGCGCCGCGGGCTGATTTGGCTACCCCTCAGCAGCAGATCGCGGTTGCGGAGAACACGCTGGCCGGTCAGGGGCCGGGCGCGTGGCCGAACACCTTTGTGCCGTTCGGTGGTGGTGGTGGCGCGATGGCTGGCGGTATGCCGCAGGCTGCGCCGATCGGCGGCAACACGGGTGTGGCGTTCCCCGCGATGCCCGGTGGCGGCGGGCTCGGCATCGACGGTGGCGGACTCCTGGGAACGGCGATGGCCGCAGGCGGCACCGCGCTGGACCTCATGGCGCCAGGCGCCGGCCAGGCCGCACAGATCGGCATGAAACTGCTCAACCGCACCATCCAGTACGGCAGCCAGGCCGCCGGTATCGGTGTCTCTGGCCTGATGGAAACGTTCCTGCCGTCCGGTTCGCCGCTGGGCAGTATCGGCAACTCGTGGTTCGGGAAGCTGGCCGCCGGGTTCGCCTCAGCGCGGCCCGCGTTGCCGAATGTCGCCGGGCAGCAGGCCCCACCGAACCCGAACGCTCAAGGCCAAGGCAACGGGCAGCCCGGGACGAGTGTCGGCACGAACATCGAGAAGCTGGAGTACAACAACCACCAGGCTTCCGAGGATCGGGCCGGCGCGGATCTCAGCCGCCACCTCGAAGCCCAGAACGCGCCGGCGGGTCAGCGATGACCAACTACCCCAAGAGCCCGATCACCCCGCACGGCGCCTACTACCACCTCAAAGGCCGGCACCCGCTGGTGACTTTGTGGGCCTACGACGGGTCGAACAGCTTCTCGGTGATGGGCGGCAAGTCGCACCCCGACAAGTTCGCCGACGACGAATGGGTGCAGCTCAAAAAGAACGGCCTCAAGGGCCTCATCGCGCCGTGGGACTTCATCGACCAGAAGGGCGCCTCTGAGGATGGTGTGACGTTCGTCGACGCCCTGCAGGGTCCGACTGAGGTCGAGATGAAGCTGCTCGTTCACGGCCGCACCCCGAAGGATTGTCGCCGCATCAAGCGGAAGATCGTCGCGTCGATCGACAAGAAACTGACGTCGGAGTTTTCGTTCATCGATCAGGACACCGGTCGCTGGTGGTCAGATGTGCGGTGGTTCAAGGGGCCGCCGGATGTGGAGAAGATCGGCGAATCCTGCACGCAGGAACTCACGTTGGTGTTGCGCGCCGACAACGGGTTCTGGCGGACCTTCAACGAGACGGATTCGTTCGCGTTCGCCTATGAGGCGACGACGGACACGTTCAACTACGACACTGAAGCTGACGGCGATCTTGGCCCGAACTGGCCGCTGTACTACGACGAGCCAGGCGGCGGGTTCCTGTACGCCGATGGGGATCAGGCCCGCTGGAAAGATGATCCGGACGACTGGCTGATTACCGAGACGCGTGAGGTGGTGGCAGGTCCGCTCAAGGACTTTGAGACCGCGACGGATAACCAGGTCGTGTCGATCGTGCTCGGCAGCTTCCAGGAATGGTCGCTACCTCAGGGCGCCGCGAACGATGTGTGGGCGCGGATGGGCCGCAACCCGGATGGCACGTGGGACGGCAACGGCATCCGGATGCGCATCGAGAACAACGTCATGAAGCTGTCCTACTTCAAGGACTATGCGCAGACGGTGATGCGTGCCCGGATCCTGCTGATACCGCCGATCATCGGGGAGAAGTTCACCCTTGTCGCCGGCTATGAGGGGGATCCGCGCCTGTTCAAGGTGATGCGCAATGGTGCGGAAGTGTTCTCCGTCAAGGAAACCAGCACTGAGTCGCTGTTGGGGGCGGATTATCGGGGGATCGGGTTTGGTATGCAGGCCGGTGCCGCGATCATCACTCAAGCCACGCCGGCGTCGGTGCGCAAGATTTCGGCTGGCGACAATTCCACGGTCACACAGTCGGGGTTTGTGAAGCTGCGCAACATCGGCGACCAGAACATGCCGGTGCGGTACACCTGCTATGGGCCGGGCACGTTCAAGTTCGCTGTGTCGCCGGGCTCGTCGGAGATGGTGGAGTTCGGGCCGCTGCTGCCCAACCAGGTCGTGTTCATTGACACGTCGCGGCAGCATCCGAAGATCAAGGATCTGACCAGCATTGCCCCAACGCCGCAGGAGTTGAACTTCTTTCAGCAGGCGTTGAAGGATTTTGTGTCGTGGGCGACGGCGAACAATGTGCCGCCATTGTTGCAGCAGATCGAGTCGGTGTTCGGGATCATCCCCCCGCAGGGCAACCTGTTGTCGTTGTTGAAGGGGCGGTGGAATAAGGATTCGGCGATCCCGGCGAAGTCGCCTGGCACACCGGATTCTCAGGTGCAGCCGTTCTACCTGAAGGTGTCGATCGACGGCGGCAACGCGGATTCGAAGGTTCTGGTGGCCGGTACGCCGCAGCGGAGATATCCACTCTGATGGCGGTCCTTGTGGGCGGTAGTCGATGACTACCGCGGAACTGTCGCGCCTCAACGACAAACTCCTGCACGGCGATACCGCTGCGGCAGCCGAGTCCGCCGAGCTGCTGGCCCGGTTGCAGGACGAAGCCGAGGTGGACTGGACGTTCACGCTGTGCGACCAGTTCTGGGACGACATCAACGAGTTCGGCGCCGACCTCATGGATTCGTCGGGCACCGATCCCCGCAACGACAAGGGCGCGGCCACATTCAAGGTCAAAGGCTCAAGCGACCTGATCGGCGCGATGAAGAACTGCCGCAACACGATGGTCGGCGTTCTCGTCGAAACCGCCGGCGTGCGGTTCCCGTACTACATCGACACCCACGATTGGGCGTACGAGAAGGGCGCGTGGACGGGCACGGCGAACTGCCTTGGCATCTGGGACATCTTGAACTATCTGACGATTTGGCCGTCGTGGTTCCTGCCCATCCAGGTTCAGCCGTTCTCTCACGCGGTATTTGTGGGTCCGCTGGTGACGGTGATCGAGAACATGATCTCCGAGTGCGCGCTGCGGGTGCAGGCCGGCATCAATGAGTTCCTGAACAATGCGTTGTCGCTGAATCCCGATGTGCGGGCGTGGTTCGGCACGATCTTGTCGGCGATCGAGCGGGATGGTTTGTCTCCGCAGGCGTTCCTCGAAATGTTGAAGACGCCGATGTATGTGGTGCGCACCAATCCGTTGTTGGATGGTTCGCCGTTGGTGGCCAAGACGGTGCGCATGGAGACGTGCGGCACGGTCATCAAGGATCTGACCAAGGTGTACGGCGTTGATGTGAGTGTGTCGTTGTGGCGGCCGGGGGATCCGCAGCCTGATCGTTGGGCGAATCTGACGAAGCCGACGTATGTGGTGAACGTCAAGGACCGCTCACAGATCACGGGTCCGACGCACACGATTCTGGATTCGATCTTCCGCACCACTGTTGATCTGGGTGGGTCGCTGGGTGACATTTTCTCGCCGATCATCAAGCAGGTTCAGTCGATGCCTGGCGTGTACGAGGCGCCGCTGCTGGGTGTGAATTTCACGGAGCCGTACGCGGTGATCGTGGCCCCGGAGTTGGGTGGGGATTCTCCGTTGGTGTCGTGCAAGATCACCGACCACACCCCGAAGGCGTGGCAGATCATTATCGGCGGGAAGTCGCCGAAGTGGATGAACGACCTGATCAACGCGACCCTGTCCTGGTTGATTGACTCACTCTCAATCGTGTTGGGGTTTACGGGGATTCCGTCGAATCTGCTCGATGGGTTCATGAACGATGCGTTCTTCGCGTTCCAGTTGATTCAGCATTACGGGCGCCGCTCCGAGATGGGGCCGATGCACCCGAATATCGAGGTGTTCGTCCCGACGAACGCGGCCCCGTACAACGCGGAGGCGATCTTCACGTTCCTGACCGCCTTGTTCGACACCCGGGGGTACACGTCTGCGCAAGCGGTGTTCATGAACGCCCCGTTCGGCCCGTTGGCGTTGGGGCGGGATGTGTTCAAGGCCGGTTTGGTGTCGATTATCTATCCGGTTCCGGATCCGGTGACGGGCGGGATCAAGTGGGAGATGTTCACCGACTATGTGGAGAACACGCCGTGGCGGTATTCGCCGAAGGAGCGTCAGGTGATGTTGCAGATCGGCGACGGGAAAGCCGAAGAGTCGCCCAACGCCAAGCATCAGCGGTTCCTGACTGGCCTCATGGAGGCATTCAACGTATGGACTTTGGCCCCGAGATCCTAGGAGAGCACTATGGCTGTTGAACCGTACCCCACTAAAGTTGTTGACGGGGAATCATATTGGGTCATACCGTGCTTGGTTCCGAAGGAGTCCGACCCAGAGCGCGGCACATACATTTTCTTCGCCAAGCCGTTGATGGGCATCACCGGCCTCGCGGGGTTGATCAAGGGTGACCCGGGCAAGCACACGGTCATCGACACCGAGATTGCTCGCACTGTTCTCGAAGCCGACGACCCGACACCGGATTTCGCACAGTTCGTGGAGATCACTCCGGGTAGTGATACCACGTCGCAGGTGGTGCAGCTGCAGATGTCGCAACGCAAGGGGCCAAAGGGCGACGATGGTGATGCGACGTGGGATCCGACCGATCTGACACCGTCGCCGGTGGCGGGCACCGTGCCGGCCGTGAATTCTGCGGGGACCGGGTTTGATCTGGTACCGCAGAAGGCGAGCCGGTCGCATTGGGCCGGCAGCCTGAACAACGCCCCGGCCGGGACGACGGCGACGTTCCAGCTCGGCACGATCGCCGTGTCTGCGGGCACGTATCAGTCTGCGTGGCGGCCGCACATCAACGCTGGTGGCACTGTCACGGGGTCGAGCTCGGACATCAAGGTGGACATCGTCGCTCGGCTCGGCGCTGTGGACGGTCCGATCGTGGGCCGTGGACACGGCGTGGCGGGTGTGCAGACGCAGCGAACCATTGTGGTGTCCGGGCCGCCGGCGGGAACGTCGGCGTCGGACGGTGACTACTTCGTGGCGGCCGGGGCTGGGGCGACGATCTACCTGATGGCGGAGAAGCAGTCCGGTGCGGCGACGTACTCGACTGCCGAGTTGTGGTTCAGCATTGACGTGGAGTACGTGTGACCGATCCGCTACCGGAGTGGGCGCGGGCGACACCGAATCTGGAGTCGCTGCATAACCTCCCTGATATTCCGTGGGGTGGCTACAACCCCAAGGACGTGTCGCTGCCGTCGCTGCCGGACCTGTTCGAGTTCGTCGGGAAGTTCTTGGAGAAATTCCTCGGCCAGGTCGTGCTGGCGTTGGTGGGGACGTTGTTCCCTGGGGTGTCGTCGTTCGAGCAGTTGCAGGAGTGGGCGCAGAATCTGGGCTCGCAGATCGTCAACTTCATCTATACGACTTCCGGTATCAATTTGGCGTCGTGGGATGACTTCGTGGAGTCCCTTGCTGACGGCAAGGGTATCGATCTGCCATGGCTGAAGACTGGGTTGGATGCGCTGTCCGACCTGTTTGGCGGCATTGACTTCACGGATCCTCCGACGCCGGAAGAGGTGTGGTCGACGGTTGTCACGAATTTCATCAATCCGTTGATCAATGTGGTTGAGGCTGTCGCGAATGCGCTTCTTACGGCTCCACTGAACGCAGCTAACCTCTTTGGTCGTATCGCGCTGCCGCAGTTCGGCTCTGGCGTTCCCATCATGTCTTTGACGACGGCGGTTCCGAATGAGCTGGAACCGTTCAAAGCAACATCTGAGTTGCCAGCGACAGGGGACGGAAACGTTGACGGCTGGTCGTTCAACGCGACCGAGGATGCCGTGCAGGTGGTGTGCGACGGGTCGCTGAAGACGCTCTACATGAAGTCGGGCGTGATCAAGGTGGAGGAAGGGCAGCCCCTCGACACCAGCATCAGAGTGAAGTATTCGGGGATCTCTTCGGGTGCGGGTCAAACTATCCGGTATGTGCTGGAGACCTTCACCACGGATAACGGCTCAGGGACGCCGACACCGGTCATTGTCGGCGCGGTCACGAATCCATCGGGCACGATCACGACATCGGTCACGTTGGGCGACGCGTCGTGGGACATCCCCACGGGGGTGAAGTCAGTCCGCCCAGCGCTGGTCGCCGACGAGTCGATCACCGCCGGAACCGTGTACTGGAAGAACATTCCGGAGCTGTACAAAAAGCTCGACCCCGTGTTCGCGGGTGGCCTGCCGGCCGTGCTCAACAATCTGGGCGACTGGATTGAAACCCTCGTGGACCAACTGCTTGGGGCGCTTGGACTCCCCGCGCTAGGGTCGCTGTTCGACAAGATTATGGATCTCGGGGATGAGATTGAGGGTTGGTTCGATGACACGCTGAATACGGCGTCTGATTTGGCCGGCCTGATTGGCGATCTGTTGTCCAATCCGGCGTCTGTCATCGGCACACTCACGCAGAGCATGGTGTCGGGGCTTGGGGATCTGAACACGTTGGTGAATCAGATCCGCGACATTCTCGCCGGTTTGGTGGTGACGCCGATCAACTCGACGGTGCAAGCGATCAAGGATTGGTTCAGTGGCCTGACCGGGAAGACGTCGGGGCTGAACTCGTCGGGGCAGATGAACGGCACCAACATCATCGGCACCATCGCATCCAACGTCGTTGAGGGCCTGGACGACATTGGCGATGGGTTGCATGACACCTGGAATAAGTTCTGGGACGGCATTTTCAAGACGACCGGCTCGACGGGCAAGACGGCGGCCGATGTGCAGACGGCTGCTGCATCAGTCTCCACGACCGCGGCTATCGCCCAAGAATCCACAGCCACCCTGGCAAATCTGATGAATGCCCCCAAGAACGTCCCATTTTGGGTGTCATCAAACCCGTTCGAGGACGTGGTGTTTCCCAGGGTGATGGCCTCCGAGGCCAAGATATTTACCGGTGGGAGGTTGTACCTAACAGCCTTGCGGACCACGCAGAACCGGATCTATAACCAGGTCGGATTCATGACGAATGGTGGCGACCCGCAGGAGAACGTATTTGTAGCGGTCTATCGGATCGACCCGGCGAATGGTACCTACACACTGGAATACAACTTCGGCAACGTGAGTTCGCAAATCCTCACCGGCTCGGGGTTAGTAGATCAGCGGTTCAATATGCCGTATGACCTGCAAGCTTCCGAGGGTGACCTGTGGGCAGTCGGGGTCCTGACAACGGGCGCGGGTTCGTATCCAGGGCTCGTATGCGTGGCGAGTTCGGCGATGGATTACACCGGGCTTCATCCGCGGTACGCCACTGGTTACCTAGCTGCGCAAACCTCGATTCCTTCGAGCGTCCCGTCCGCCAATGTCTCGCGGTCCGCGGATCGCATCTGGGCTAGCTTGGGGCAAGCGCTTGACTTCGAGGTCCCGCCAGTTCAATTGGCGGAGCAGTTCTCGACGGGACAGTGGGGCTCATCGGCGTGGTACCTGTTTGGCAGCGGGGACTACGACGACCGAACGGGCGTCATTGCCGCAGACGGTGGCCTGCATATGCGGGTCACTCCGGGGTACTCGCTGCCGATACCCAAGACGATCAACCGATCCTCGGGGATCCACAAGACTGCGATGTCCACCAACGACATGGCGTCTGAGGTGACTATCGCGAGGGTCCCAGATACCTCGGTGGCGCCGATCTGGGTGATCGTGCGGGCGCGTAGTAACTCCACTCTCGGCGCGGCGCTTGAGATTACTACCAATCAGGCGAGAATCATCACGTTCGACGCGGCTGCCGATCCGACCCCGACTGCGCGAGCGACGGCATCCACCACTGTCAGTGTGGGGGATACGTTCCGAATTGAGGCGGTCGGCACGGTTTACACCGCTTATCGGAATGGGGTTCCGATCCCCGGGTGCACTTGGACCGATACCGGCAATGCGGTCATCCCGATCGTGGCATCGCTTCGGCGAACTGGGTGGCTGGTCAGTTTCAACGCTGGGTTTTCGTCTCAGGATCACTCAGCGTGGATAGCCACTTGGCGTGGCTATGACTTGGCCTGATTGGTGCGGCCGTCGGCGCGTAACTGGTATACCCGCTGCTTGCTGACGTGTAGAACTGCGGCGATGTCCTGCCAGGTGACGCCCTCATTGTCCATCGCTTCAGCGACCAGGCGTGGAAGTTCTGCATCCAGTCGGGTGACATCCCCGGCGGCAGCCGCGCGTTCGGTGCGGTTGCTGAAGATCCGATCGAAGGCTGCCACGTGGT